TTAGGCTTTGTTGATTTGGCTTATGGCCAAGTTCGTGAGCTTGTTATTTGTGGCTTTTTCCTGATCCAAAATCTGGGTAAGTAAGGTGTGCGCTTCCGTATGTCCGAGCTCCTTTGCCCATTCGCGCAGCGAACCGTATCTGGAAATTTCATAATGCTCGACTGCCTGGCAAGCTGCGAGTAGCCCAGCGTCGAGTGCCGTGCCGCTTGCCTCTTCCATCAAGCCGTCTGCTTCCTTGATTAGCCCTTCGATAGCGTCGCATTTCTCAGCGGTAGGCTTCAGCTTGAGAGACTTAAACACCTCATTCAGGATCGTGATCTGTCCCTTGGTTTCTTCGAGATGTTCCTCGGCGGCTTGCTTCAGTTTGGCGCTTTTCGCCGCCTTGGCAACCTTCGGAAGCGCCTTGGTAATCGCGTTTTCAGCGTAATAAATGTCCTGCAACGTATGCTCGAAAATATCAGATAGCGTTTTCATATCCGTCCTCCTGGTTGTAAGGGTGAAACGGGTCATCCGCTTATAAGTTCCTCGGGATAATTCGGCGTTGGAGTTGAATGCAAGATTTGATGGCAGACACCTGCAATACTTCGCGGCTAGACGAGACATTGAAAAAAGCGGCACCAAAGGTCGTCTCATTGCAGTATTATTTGCTTTCTCGTCATAGAAGGCGCATGGTGATTATCATGACAGCAATTGAAACGGGCGCTGTCGTTTGGGCTTAAAATGCCTGGCCCGCAATAAAGGAGGATATCATGTCTTCCATCGCCTTGAACTCCAGAAACATTACTATGATTTCCCGACTTCTTAGGGACGCCCGCAAACCCGGCGACACGCAAGACTTGCGCACCGATGCGGCGCGATATCTCACGCGCCGTTTTCAGGAAGGCACCTTTGATGAGGATCGCCTCCGGATTGCATTGAACCAGTTCATCAAGAAGCATCGGTCAATGGCAAATGCCGTTGATCGGTGGGACGATGAAGGCGGAGCAGTAAAATGAAAAGCATAATGACCCTTTCGTTTCCAAACCCTAGCCGAAGTTTCGATGACTTGGAGATGGGGGTGCGTTTCGTCGGTTACGATGGAATGACCTCGGTTCCGTTTCTAATCGATAAAACCGCACTGGATAAAATCGGGTCCATCTCCGCAACAGAATCGTCACTTCTCGCTGCATTTGATGCGTCTCGGGCACTTATATACGACGTTGCCCGAGAAGTTTATTCCAACGCTCGCCAAACTTCCTATCGGATTTCGGTGGGAGATATGGGGTAGTTAGTGCCGCAAACGCAAAAAAGCGGAGCCAAAGCCCCGCTTTTCTTTCCTCTTCCTTGCACTTTGCTACGGCACGCCTAAACCGCCCTCACAAACGATGTAGTTTTCCGCTGTATCGGATCGCGCTCCTCGACCTTCGCCAAGAAGCCTTCCTTGAACAGCGCCTTGGTAATAAGGCTGGCCCGCTTCTTCTGCACCTCGTCGTCGATATCCAGCCCAAGCGCATAGGCCACAGCGTGCCCCACCCAGTCCTTGGCTTGCGGCGCTTGCTTGTACATGCCGCCGTTTACAGCACCACGGATTGCGTCTTTCTGCTCATCCGTCAGTCCTTCAGCCACTTCCTCGCTGGACGGCCAATGCCATTCGGTCACGACTGGCGCATGGTCTTGTGGCTGCGTCAGCCCTCTACCATTGCCCAGTGCCACGCTTTCGAATTGGCGCCAATCCAGCCGATGCGATAGCGGCGTAAGGTTTGACTTGCCGTATGTGATCGAGAAATAGCCGAACCTATCCATACCAGGAATGCCTGCTTCATTGGCCTGCGCTTCCGACATGCGGTTAAGCACACGCACCGAACGCGCCGCGCCGATCAGGGCCACGGCGCCACGAGCGTCCTCAACGGTAGCCTCGCGGTCGCTCACCTTGCGCAGGTGGTGCACGATGTCGATGGAGCAGTTGGTGTAGTCCGCGATCTGCGCCCAGAGCTTCGCGACCTTGTCGATTGCGCCGTTGTCGTTTTCATTGACCTGGTGCGTCGACACAAATGGATCGACGATCATCACGTCAATGCCATTGGCAAGGATGGTTTCGGCAACAGCCTCGACGATCGGCTCTTGGATTTTGACTCCCTTCTTGTCGTCGATAGCAACGACCAGTTCCTGCTCTCGGCCGCTGTCGAGGAACAGGTGTCCATCAATATCTTCAGGCTTGAGATTGAAGTGGATGCACGCCGCCATGATGCGCCGCTCCAACTCGTCGCGCGGATCTTCGACATTGAACAGCCAGACCTTAAGACGGCGGGGCGGCTTGACGCCGTTCAAGGCTTTGCCCGAAGCCATTGCCAGCGCTTCCACAATACTGTTTGCGGTTTTGCCAAGGCCGCCCGGTGCAACAGTGACTGAGACATACTTTCGGATGAAATGCCGACCGAAAGCAAATTCACGGCGTGGCAGCGTCGACGGGTCTTTCCACTGGAACGGCGTAGCTGCGAGGATGGGCTGGTTTGCGGGCTCTTCTTCAATAGGCGGCGCGTCGTGTGGCGCGTCTGGCTCTTCGTTATACGCTTCGGGTTCACGCTGCTCATCAACCTTCGCCCGTGCATTGTCGAGCATGCGCGTGATGTCCACGAGCTTTGTATTGTCATTGACCGCTTCCGGCGCCTGACGCGGATGCATCTTGCCAGCCTTCAGGCCATTGTCGATCGTCTTGCAGCAACGCGGGAAGTCCCTGCCCCAGCCGCGCGCCACGTCTTGTAACAAGGCCCGTGCTTCGGATTCCGACAAGGCTCCGGCACCGACAAATGTTCCCATCCGGAACGCAGCGTCGTTCAAGCGGTTGTTGCGGTTGCCCATCGGCTCCATGGCGAGGTCGTCCAGCTCAGATTGCACCGCGCGCTCGACATAGCGGTCGTGAATCGTGCCGGAGACAGACGGCGCCTGGTATGTTGTCGTGCTGTCGTATGACCGCGGCAGGACAAGCTCCAGCAGCCAATCCGGAGCGTCAACCGGTTCCATATCAACCAGCCATCGGTAAGGCTGTCCAACAGCAGGCACACTGCCAGCCGCGATGACATACCCGCCGTCGCCACGAACATCGATGCCCGCTCCCAATGCGCCACGATTGCGGACGCCAGCCTTGTGCTTGAAGAAGTAATGCCGTCCGCCGCTCGTGGTTTCCGCCGTAAGCGTCGGTGGCAATTCACCGTGCTCGGATTCAAGGGCTGCAAGCGTATCCGGGCCGCCGTGCTTCGGATCGATATCCAGCACCCATGCACCAATAGGCGCACCGGTGGGCACGCCAATCATTGCACTGGGGTTTCGGCGCCAGAGCTCACGAACGATGCGCTCATTCAGCGTCGCACCGCGGAAACCATTGCTGGTAAGCGGTGTTTTGGTGGCTAGAATTTCGATAAGGCCGTCTTCGTCGACGAATTCCTCATCGGCGGCACGGCATGGAAATACAGGCCAGTTGCGTGCCGTGTAGGCCAGCGCAATGTCAAGCATGGGGTCTTCACCCGAAAACACTAGGATGTTATTTTCCATCAATCTTCCTTATTGGAGCCTGGAGATGTCCAAAGGACGGTATGAAATGAAGAGAATGAGCAACGGCAAATGGTCGGTTGTCGATACCGAAACCGACCACGTGGCCAAGCTGCAAGATTCCTATTTAAGAGACCTCGATATCGATGAGGCCGAGGCAGCGGCGGCTCTAATGAACCGAATTCATGCCGCAGGTCTAAACGTCACGCCGCAGTGATTGTCGTTGGCGGGCATCATCCCAGTCCCTAGGTACGCTTCGATGAAGGCCTGCGCTGCAGGCGCAACGATTGCATTGCCGTAACCGCGCAATCGTCCCACTCGGGCGGCAGCCCCATGAGCCAGCGGGAATGTGCCGGGTTCAACTGGCCGCCACTTTCCATCCCGGCAGAAGAGCCAATCAGCATCTCGCCAGAAGCCGTTAGTCGGGCTGGGCCGGCCATTGCGGCCATTTGTGGCAAACTGCTGCCGGTCATGTTGGGCGTTATGCCTGTTCCCGACCTCTCTCCGTCCGTGGCTGACGGCGTTGTCCATCCAGTCAGTATCGCAAAGTCGTTCAGATCGTTCGATCTCTCCGGGTTCATGGCCCTCGCCGCCTGACCGCCACCCGACCCGTCCGAAGCTTGCGCCGTCGGCCACCCTGTCACCCAAGCCACCCGACCCAACAGCGCGTTCAGCGGAACATTCTGGCATTCCGCGCCGTCCTTGTGATCCCTTGTCGTAGGAGTGGGCCACCCTGCCAAGTCCGCTTCCCGCACCAGGTACGCGCAACCGTGTTTCGTGCCGTGAATTTCTTTCTGGTTCATTGACCGACCTGTCGTGTCGTGGGCTTGTGGCGTCGTCCAACCTTTTTCCAACCCACCAGAGCCGCTGTCTGATGTGCGGCGCGCCGAAGCCCGCAGCGCAGGTATCGACCGCCCCGCTGGCGTAACCCGACCCTTCCAGGTCAGCTTGTACAAGGTCGAGCCAGCCAAGTCCGTCCTTGCTCGCAACCTGCTCGCCAAAGACGATTGGAGGTCGGCAGTTTTCAATAAGCCAGTGGAAGTGCGGCCATAGGTGCCGCTCGTCAGTAAACCCTGCTCCTTTGCCTGCCGCGCTGAAAGGTTGGCATGGGCAGGAACCGGTCCAGACGGGGCGGTCATCTGGCCATCCCGCTCGGCGGAGCGCGTATGACCAGACGCCGATCCCGGCGAAGAAATGGCATTGTGTGTATCCGATAAGGTCGGAAGGTCGAATATCGACAATTGAACGTTCATCAACATCTCCCGGTGCGATGTGGCCAGCCTTGATTAGCTCGCGCAACCAAGCCGCCGCTTTCGGGTCAAACTCGTTGTAATAGGCTGTCATGGCTGCCTCAGAATGGAGCTTCACTAAGGGCCGCGCGCATCCCTCGCCCGCAGCCTTCCCACGCGGCTTTGACCAGCATGCGCGCTTCCAGTTCATCCATTTCTTTAAGGTCGGTTTTCTGTATGGCCTGCAAGTATTCCCCAACCGCCCCGACTCCCGTATCAAGAGCGCGCAGTTCGTACGGGTCGAGCCGCCGACGGTGACGGATATGCTCGGCAATGTCGGCGCATTCCTTACAAAGCCATCGGATGGGTTCGCGATCTGCTTGCACGCCGAGGCCTACGGCGTGGCGGGCGCAGACGTGGCAGATGTCGACTTCAGGCTTCATGTTGCAATCCCCAGCGGAATCGGCGAGCGTGACCTTTGTTTGTGCATAATTTTGGTCGGGGTTCGAAATGGCTTTCTTTGTTCGTGATTGCGTCCGTTGTGGAGTTCGCAGAATCCAACATCAGGTTATTGGACAGGCATATATACGCGACATGAACTGGGAGGTGATCGGGGCTTGCCCAGATTGTGGATCTGCATCGATATACTATTTTCAGTTGCGCGCTGCGGGGCAGCAACCTATGAGCTTTACCAACGGCAATATCGAAGGTCCACACTCCACCCTTGCTAGCCAGTCGGTTCGCATTGCTACTGTTCCCTTGGAGCTTAGTGTACATATTCCTAGCCGCATTGCTGGACTGTTCCGCGAAGCAAACGAATGCCGTCAGATGACTTGGTACGAAGCCGCTGGGTCTATGTACCGAAAGACGCTTGATGTTGCGACCAAGCATATTTTCACGCACGATCCGAGACTTGCCGACAAAAATCCCGCCAATGCACTTCGTTCCCGCATTAAGGCTATGGGGGAGTTGGGAATTCTTGACCACGATATCGTTGAACTTGCAGATATTGTCGCTCTCGACGGCAACGACGCGGTCCACGATGAAGACCCCTATACTAAGGAAGAAGCGGAGGCGCTGGAGGATCTGACATTCGATCTCCTCGACAGGCTTTTCGTGCGTCCGGCCAAGATTGCCGCGGTGAAGGCAAAGCAAATCGCCTCTGGGCAGCGCCCTGCCGAATAATTCAGGCTGCATTTGCAGCCTCCGCGAAGTTGTCGTTGGATTCAATGTTGGCAAACATCCCTAACTCGCGGCTCAGCCTGCGCTCGGTAAGCGCAGCATATTCCGGATTCAGTTCGATCAGGATCGCGTCCCGTCCATACCGTTCTGCAACAAGTGCCGTGGTGCCTGCGCCGCCGAATGGGTCAAGCACAATGCCATCCTTTGGACAGCCTGCTAGGATGCATCTTTCTGCCAGTTCAGTAGGAAATGTGGCGAAGTGAGCTTCGGAAAACGGTCGAGTTGCTATTGGCCAAATCTCAACAGGAGCGGGTTCATAGTTTCTGAGATTACGTCCGTTTTCTTGCTGCTCGGCCTTGGTCATCTCATCCCACTTGCCAATGAAGCCTTCGTGCTCGCGGATGTGCCCTCGGATTTTGCCAACGGCTTTCATATTGCCGTTTGACTTGCGCCCGCCATTCGCGCGTGTTGATCCTATCTGGTTCTCAACATCTTGACTGAGGCGAGAAACACTGGATGTCGCCATCTTCTGTCGAACTGCATCCGCATTGTAAAAGTATCGTGGGGACTTAGTGAGCATGAATATTTTTTCATGGCTCGACGCCGGCCGATCGCGAACGCTTTCTGGCATGGGGTTCGGCTTAGCCCATATAATTTCCGATCTCACCCACCAGCCGGATTCTTGCAATGCTATTGCCAAGCGATTTGGCACCATGCAAAGGTCTTTAGGCTTCAGCACACCTTGAATAGTCGAAAAAGGCTTATCACGGAATGTCCGGCTATCATTGCCGGCGGCTTTCGTAGCAGCTGCGCTGCGACCGTTTGGTGAAGTCGCATAGCAATCGCCGTAGTTGAGCCATAGCGTTCCTGTCGGTTTCAGTACTCGGCGCACTAGTTCGAAGACTTCGACCATGACAGCAAGGTGCTCACCGATGGTCTTTTCCAAGCCAATCTGCCCGTCGACACCGTAGTCTCTGAGCCCCCAGTAAGGCGGTGAAGTAACGACGCAATCGACACTGCTCTCATCAATCAAGGACAATTGCTCGCGCACGTCTCCTATCATTAGGCGTGTAGCCATCCTCATCTCCTCGTGTTTCGTGGTGGTAACCCGCCAGTTGGTGGCTGGCGGGGTGGTGTGATAATGTTGAGCGAATATTCAGTGTTGGGGGGAGTCACATGAAGTTGATTGTTTCGGTTTGTGCTCTTCTGCCTTTCATTACAGATCAAGCGTTCGCTGAAAGTCCGTTTCGAAACCAAACAATCGTCATTTGTGAAAAGCAGCGTGTGGAAGGCTCTAACTATTCGTTAGATTTCTCCAATTCCCAACGGTCTTTAGCGAAGGACGGGCTTACTGCCCATAAGGCTTCATACGTAGTGAACCTGACATCAAAAAGCGCCACCGTTGTTTTGGGAACCCATGAATATGATGCCGTCGTAGTTTCTGCTGGCGTGTATTCCATTTCAGTGTCCTACGGCCAAAGTGGCTTCAGTTCGTTAGACACTATTTTCCCAGACGGGACAGTTGTTACACAGTTCAACCGCATGCTGACGGATACATATTTTTCAACTTATACAATGGTCTCCAAATGCGTTATTGATTGAACTCATTAAGTCCTCGACTCCGGCCCCACAACATCACCTCGCCGCCCGCTCATCCCAGACCTTAAAGCCCGGCACCTGACGCATACCGGCGCGCACGGTTTCTTCAGCCATCGACTGCACGAGTTCCTTGAAGCGCTCTGGAGCACGGCCATAAGCCCAATCCAAAGCCTTGCCTTCATCTTCCAACTTGCAACGCCAGATCGTGCGCAGCCCCGTTCCCGTGGTTGCTGACCGATCTTCGCGCTTCGCCCATCGATCGGCTTTCTTCGCCTCGGCAAGTAGTTCTTCCGCCTTTTCGCGCTCTTCGAGGTTGCCCGCGCTGGCTCGCATAGCCTCCTGTGCTGCAAGCGCAATGCGGTCAGCCTCCTCACGTGCTGCCTTAGCCGCAGCTTCCTTCTCCGCGGCAACCTTATTGCGCCATGGCGTTAGCAAGGCCTGCAATGTCTCTTTGCCGAGAACAACCTTGCCTTTGACCGACTTCGTGTTGCCGATCAGCTTGTTGTAGCGGTCCTGAATTTCAGACTTTGCGTCGTCATGTGGCTTTGCTTCGTCCTTGCGGGCTTCGTCCGCGCGCTTCCCTGCTTCATTCAGTTTGTCGTGCAGTTCAGTGATCGCGTCGGCAATGGGCTGGCTGTCGATCGCTTCGCCGTCCGCCCAGTTCTTCGCCTCATCGAACAGGTCTTCGATTTCCTGTTTTACGGTCTCGTAGGCAGTAAGCGGCGGTCTATTGTGACCAATAGGCGCCGGGTTATACGGGTCGTAATTCTCCGTCATATGTTGCTCCTCGTGTTTTGGTGGTTGGTGTTGCTGCGATAAGCAGCGGTAGGTAAGTTAACACGCCTCACAGCGCATCGCGTTAATGGTCTGGTTTATTTCGCTAAACTTAATCCTACTGATTTAGTGTAATTATTACTTGGATTTAACTGTTGCATGCGGCGATTGTTTATGTATATTCGCGCCACTCTTGGGAGGGAGTTAGACCGCCCAGGCGCGCACCGTCCGCTGCCGGGCGGTTTTTTAATTTTCCCTGCATATCAGCTATGCAATTTTTACCCTTGCAACGCTCGGGTGGTGGACCTATCTACGCCTCGTTCAGTTTCAATCCTCCTCCCAGAAACTGGACCTTAAGCGCGGCAACTCCTCCTCCCAGTCGCGCTTTCCAGATCGGCCCGCTTCGCTCCTCCTCCCAATCGCGAAGCGGGCTTTTCTATTTTTTACGGTTGCAATTATAAATGTTGGCAACCATTACATTCTGTTATTTCTTCAATCTCCAATTTGAACCTATTTTGTCAGCGCAATCCTCTACAGGAGTGCATTCGCATCGCGCGACCCCAAGCCCCCCGCCCAAGCGCGCGATGCGGAACCTCGCTAGAACGGAATATCGTCGTCCAATACATCTGCCAGTCCGGCAGATACGCGGTCGTAGATTGATGCCGGCACATTGTCGTTAGTCGCCTCCGGTATGTTGTCGTTTGCAGCGCCAGCCATCGCATCGACCACTTCCCAGTATTTGCCGTTCGGCTTCACAACGATTTCGGCCGTAGGCAGCAGCTCGTTCTGGCGTTCCATGAATTCCAGCACGGTTTTGGGGAACGGGGCCTGACCGCCGTGCTTTCGCCACCACCTATCTGACTTCGACTTAAAGAAGCCGGTATGCGCTGGCCCTAGCCACTCGTTGATTGGTGACATGCCGACCCAATACGAAACCTTCACGCTGTCTTGCTTGCCGCCCTTGCCTTCGTGGTACGCGAAGGTGCGGCGCTCCACCTGGCGAGTGCTGGCGTTATCCTTCGACAACATCGGCACGTCTTCGGCCTGCGCAGATATCTTCGGCGTTTCATCGACCGGGAATTCGTATCCGCAATCCGGGCAGGTGTGCAGCGAAGCGTGGATTAGCGAGCCGCAACCTACTAAACCACGATCGTCAGGATCTTGCGGGCACTGCTTCACGGGTGCCTCCCCGTCGCCTTTCTTCATCCCCGGAGGCGTGACCGCGTCTATAGGGCCGTGCTTGCGAACGACGCCAGCGAAGTCCAGAAACAGGCAGTTTTCCTTGCCGGGATAAAGACGCAGGCCACGACCCGCCATCTGGACATAAAGGCCCGCTGATAAGGTAGGGCGACAAAACGCCACCAAGTCAATGATCGGCAAGTTCGTGCCTGTGGTCAGCACCGAGTTATTCGTCAAGGCGCGGATCTTGCCAGTTTTGAAGTCAGCCAGAATCCGGTCGCGCTCACCGGTCGGGGTGTCGCCGGTCACAGTCTCGCAGCTAAATCCACGGCTGCGTATTTCATCCCGCATATGCCAGGCATGTTCAACGCCGCTACAGAAGCAAAGCCAAGCCTTACGCTCAGCGCCCGATGCGGTGCCGTATGTGACGATCTCGTCGACTACGGAAGCGGTGATATCGTCCTTGTCGATGGCCGCCTGTAGCGCGTTCTGCTTGTAGTCGCCGCCCTGTTTGCCGACGCCCGACAGGTCGAAGGCGGTTGCCATTCCCTTCGAGATAGGACGGCAGAGATAGCCTTCCTTGATCATGTCGCCGATCGGCTTTTCAAAGCAGATGTCGTCGAAAAGCGCGCCGTCACCTTCCGTCAAAAGCCCCTCGCCCAGTCGATAAGGCGTGGCCGTGAGGCCGACCAGCTTCAGGTCAGGATTGATGGCGCGCAGGCCATCGATCAGCTTGCCGTACTGCGTTTCCGAATTGCGTGGCATCAGGTGTGCTTCATCGACCAGAACGACGTCGATGTGGCCGATCTGCTCAGACTTGTTTGCGATGGTCTGCACACCGCCGAAAACGATCTGCGCCTTCGCATCCCGCCGACCTACGCCGGCCGAGAAAATGCCAGCCGGTGCGAAAGGCCAGATGTTCAGCAGCTCCTGATAGTTCGAAAGAATGAGCTCACGCACATGCGTCACGACAAGGACGCGCATGTCAGGCCAGCCTTCGATTAGCTCCTTGCAGATCGTACCCAGCACGAGGCTCTTGCCGCCGCCCGTAGGAAGCACGATAAGTGGTGAGCCGGGTTGTTCGCGCCAGTAGTCATACAGGCCGTCAACCGCGGCGCGTTGATAATCTCGTAAGGTTAGCATTTGGGGGCGTTACCTTGTTAAATGTCATCTGGGGTTGGTTACAGAAGCGGTACTTGACAGTCGCAATGTCAGTACTTTTGCTATTCGTTGGCTTTACATTAGGCGCCGTTGGCTACGGCGCCCCGTTTGATGATCAGGTTCAGTCTGGGTTCGAATTCTGGTTGAATAGGTATCAGTCAACCTTGGCTATTGTTATTTCTATACTGGTCGCCTCAGTTCAGATTGACGCTTCGAGAAAGCAACATATAGCTGCAACCAAGAGAAGTTTTAAAGTAGAATTGGATTCTATCCGCAGTATACGGATGTTGCTTGACCTAAATCGGGGAAAAGACAAGGATCACTTTATTTCCCTTTCCAACGAGATAAGAAATAACATTAATAGCGTAAGAGAATTTGAGGATTACTGGGATAAGAAGACCACGGGAATAATTCCAAAACTACTCTCTTGGAAATTCAGTGAGCTTCGAAAGAGAATTTCCGAGTTCACACTTCCAGAATCTGGCTTAGCTCCAACTGACGATGTGTACCAGAAAAGACTGACAGCGATTGTTACGTTGGCAACCGCACTGGAAAAAGATGTAAACCAATACGAGAAAGACCTCTCCCAATACTGGTCCTAACCACCCTCTCCCCTCACCCCATCCACCCAAATCTCACCCGTGGCCAGCCGATACGTGACAGTTTCCGCAATCTCGTCCGCATCGATCTGCTCGCCATTTATCAGCCCCGGCAGATAGAGGTGAGCCGGGCAGCCGTCGCGCTGTTCGTCGATCGACAATGGCTTGTTCCAGCGCGCGCATGACATGTGGCAATCACCGCCATGCTCTGGCTGAACATGAAGGCAGGTGCGGCAGTTCACGCGCGGCTGCACGCCTTCGTGGCAAACGCCACGGTGTTTGCAGAACATGCAGCCGAAGAACTCCGGATCTTCGCTGATACGGCTGGGCGGCTCGTCCGAAAACACGATGCGTTCGCAGCGTGCCAACAGTCGAAGGCAGAATTCGACATCATATTCGATGCGCTCGGCATAAAGCGTATCGGTGTTCTTGCACGACGCTAGATACAGGCAGCGCGTCAGGCCGAAAGCCTGCATCCCGAGCTGACACTGGGCGTAGTGTAAGGGCTTGGCTTTCTGGCAGCCGTGCTTCTGTAGTTCCTTGATGCCTTTCTCGTTGCTCGACTTGAATTCCAGCAAGTGTTCGGTCTTTGGTGCTTCGGGAACGCCCATTGCCTTGCCGTCGCACTTGCCGCGAACGAAGCCCGAGACCAGCCTGATTTTGTCCTGCTGCCCGTAGACGTCAACGCCGATGCTTTCGAGGTCAGCGACTAAGCGATCTTCCTCGATATTACCCGTGGCGAACAGCCGAAGCTGGCGACCCGAATGAACCTCGTGTGCTGAGACCCAGCGGAAGCCGTACCACAGGGCGCGGTCACATTCGGTGCCCGCCTCGCCCACGCTGATGCCCCACGAGTCCCAGGACTTAGCCTGGGCCTCGTAAGCTGCGTAGATGGCGCGAACGGTGCTGGATTCAGCTTTGGGGAGGGGTGCCATCTGCTACACTCGTAGAGGCATCAAGACCGCGGTCCACTCGCCCTCGCCTTTGACGACAGCAGGCATGCCTGCGTCGCCGAGAGCAAAGCGCACATTCGGTTCATCCAACGCGCCAAGCATGTCGTTGACGTATCGGGCGTTAAAGCCGATTTCCAATGGCTCGCCTTCGAACTCAATCGAAACCTCATCGCTAGCCTTGTCAGCCAACATAAGCCGTAGCACATCGCTGACGGCGAATTTCACAGCTCGCGATTTGTCGTCCGCAACAGCGGCGACACGTTCGACCGCCTTCATAAGCGCCTGCCGGTTAACGGTAAGCACGTTGCTATTGCCGGTTGGAATGACGCGCACATAATCAGGGAATGTGCCGTCGATCAGCTTGCTTGTGATAACCGTCGAGCCAGACGTGACGCGCACCTTGTTCTGCGAAAGCTCTACCGTAACAGCGCCTTTCGGCAGTAACCCGACCAGCTTGCGCGGCAGGATCGCGCCGTAGTCCAAATCACCGGCAGGGCCGACATTGCGCATCAGCCGGTGCCCGTCGGTTGCGACAGCAACCAATCGGCCTTCGACAGCATGGAGATAAACGCCATTGAGGTAATAGCGGGTTTCTTCGGTCGAAATGCAGTGCACACACGGCGCAACAAGCGCTGCCAGATCAAGCTCAAGTGTCGTGTCGAACTTGCCGGCGCTGAAGGATGGAAAGTCTTCGGCGGGCAAGACATCGAGCTTGTAACGGCTGCGACCAGACGCGACGGTAATGCGGCCTCCATCTAAGGCAAGGGTAACGTCGCCCGTCGCGCGCTTTGCGATGTCCGCAAGCATCTTGCCGGGAACGGTTACGCTACCCGGCTGGCAGTCGAGCACCGGCAGGCTGGTCGTTATCTCGACGTCCAGATCGGTGCCGGTAAGCCGCAGTTGGCCGTCCTCAACCGCCAAGAGCACGTTGGCGAGAATAGGAATGGAATTGCGGCTTTCGATGGCGCGGTTGACGGTAGCCAAGGCGTGCGCGAGCTGTGAGCGGTCAATGCTGACTCTCATCAAAGTCTCCTCGTGTTCAGTACGGTACGGTGGTTGCTACCGGCGCTGTCGCGCCAGTAGCGGGTTGGCTTAACCCCAAGGTCGCTTCTTTTGCCCGCCTGCAGCCGCAGCCGGTGCCGGCTTGTTGCTGTTGGCCGCTGCCGGTCGGTTGTCATTGGCCGGACGTGCCTGCGCTACAGGCTGGTTGGCGTCAATGGCCGGTTCCGGCACATTATCTTGGTCTGGGAACCAGTATTTGGCTATTTCGGCTCTGGCTGGATAGCGCCCATCTTTTGATGCTTTGCCTAGTTTGATGGTTGCGACGTAGGCGTGGAAATGAAGATCTTCACTTTCATCGACAGTCTCAATCCCCATAGCACGGCAAAGGCTCGCCAGCTGCTGCTGTCCAATCCGCTGCGCTTCGCTATTCGGGTTCTCAAGATTGTAATTGTTGAACAGCTTGCGGCCTTTAAACTGTTCGGGCTCAATCACAACGTTAGTTGTTTTCAGGATGGTCCCGCGTCCGTACTTAGTCGGACCAACGTCGCTGGCTTCGATTTCCAGTCGGTAAATGCCGTTTGGAAGTTCTTCATAGTCTCTTTGCTCTGTATCGTGATCCGTAGCTTTAAAAGTTTGTCCCAAAGATGCCATCTAAGCGGCTCCTCGTGTTTTACGTGGTGGTTGGTTGTCATTAACGGCCAGCGTTAACGATGGTTGGAAAGGCTTGGTGAGTTTTGAGCCTTTCGAGATATTGTCCTTCTCCCAAAGCGGTTGAAGGTTTTCCAGCGCCCAGCATCGTTTGAAATCGATATCTTCGATCGTTTCGTAGTTGAATGCTGACCGGGGGATAATATGATCGATATGCCATCCACCGCGCCCATAGTTTTCCCATGTCATTCCGCGATGGAATTGCTTTTCTAAGTGGGCCATTAGTTCATCAATCGTGTAACCGACGAGAACTTCCCATCTGGTCCCGCGCTTTTCTCCACGCTTTAGCGTATCCCTTATCCCAGCCGATAGAGCGTCATCGATCCTGCCCTTCGGTGTAGATCGTCTTTTATCCTGATACTCTCTATCCTTAGCCCGCCTATGTTCTATGTTTTTCAGTCGATGATCCGGGTTGTTTTCTTTCCATTTCTTGGTGTTTAACGCGGCCCGGCTTCGATTATTTTTCCGCCATTCCCTCGCGTATTCCAGAAGCTTTTCTTTGTTCGCTTCTCTGTATTCAGCTTGATATTCTTTTATTTTCTGGGCTCGCTCGGGGTAGGATTTACGATTTTGGATACGGGCACATTCTGCGCACTGTCCGCTACTGGTTAGCCGATATTCAACATGCCCATGCTTGCACGGCTTGCCCGTAAAGTAATGCGTTGCTCCGGTCCGCCTGGCCTCCGCGCGGGTGCGCGGAAGCTTATCTTCATCATTCACCGGCCTACGCCTTCGCCCGATGAATAGCCGGGCGGAAAAACCCGCCGATGAAACCGAGCGAAGCGCCGATCTGCCACATCGCAAGGCCAGCCGCGTTGATACCAACGGCGGCAAGGAACGCATGGATCGTTTCTGCGAAGAAGAGACCAACGACCCAGCCGACGAACGCGCCACCGAGAACGCCGATGAGCGGTGCGAAAAAGAGGATGGCTGCGATTGCGACGAGGCCTGCTAGAGCTTTTTCCATTAGGCGGCGTCCTTCCTGGTGAAACGACGATCAAAGGCGGCTAGACAATGGTCAGCCCAACTGTCGGCAGTGGAGGCCTGTGTTGAATTGCTTGCACGGGCCACTGCCAACCAAGCCTGCAACCAGACGTATCCCCGGCTGGGTTTTTCACCTTCACGGAGCAGATCCATCAAGCCGCCTCCCTCTGGTCATTGTCGTTCGCAGTATCGAGGTATTTTGAAAGCTCCTCGAAGCCATGGCCTTGCCGATAAGGAATGGTGGCCGGTGCACCTTTCAACCTGTTTTTCGCCAAGAACCCTGCTCGTTCATCGGTATGGATGACGCGTTCGGCGCCAGACATCCCCTCTGGCTTATTCTTCTTTTCGCCGCCGAAGCCTTCCTTGACTTGCTTTACGGACGTGCGACGGTTGAGGAATAGGAGCGCCTTACAGTTTTCGATGACGAGATCGAGAGCTCTCTTCTGCAATTTCGGGCGATATCGATCATACGAATCCACAAGTGGATCATTGAACGACTTAGCTTCACTGTGCAGGATCTGAATTACAAACAGTCCTGCCCGATTCAGCGCAGCGATAGCCTCGTGGTATTCTTTCCATTCGACGTCGGCGGCGAGGTAACCCTTGCCAAAAGCTGTCGGGGAGCCCTTGTCGTTGCTATCGATGGAATCCCATCCGTTTCGCGCGCAGGTCGCAGCCCAAACCATCGGCTCGATCTTATCAACCGAATCCAGAATGACGGTCTGAAATTCGTGTTCTTCGGTCAGGATTTCTCCGAAGGTGTCCAGAAGCTCGCTGAACGAAGTGATTTCAGCACTTGGTAGGTCGATGCCATCTGGCGGCTCCTCGCCTTCAACATAAAGATAGATCGGCTTTGGAAACTCAGCAGCAAGACTGGTTTTTCCGACGCCGGGCGTGCCGTAAATGGCAATCGACGGTGGCGTCTTGCGTTTACTGGACTTCAATCTGTCAAAAACAGACATGTCGTCTCCTCGTGTTCAGTAGGTGTGGTGGGTAACTGCAATTGCGGCGATGACGGCCGCAAGTATGAGCCAGCCTACGAGCCATGCAGGTGGGCTTGTTAGCAGCCATGCGCGTGGGGCGGTCACGCCGCACCCCACAGATAAAGCAGCCCATAGAACGGCAGCAGCAGGTTCCAGAACACGAATGCTGCGATTGTCGTGGCGATTGCCAGCGCGAACGCTGCAAGCGCCAAGGACCGCCCGATGCGACCGACGCCGGGCTTTCGCCCGGGATCGATGTACGGCATGTCAGCTGCGGCTTTGGTGGTGAACGAGATCATCCCAGCACCCATGTGTAGAAGCCGACGGTCAGAGCGAGCACCGCGACAACTGCCAAGCCCCAGAGAAAGCGGTCACCAAGGCCTAGCGTGGTTTCCGGTTCGTAGAACGTATCGCCGTCGGCGTAGTCTTTGGGCGCATAGTTGCGCGTGTGGCTGTACGTGGTGGAGGTCATGCTGCCCTCCGAATAACGACATCGGCAATCCGCGAGTCAGCGAGAACGAACACACCGAACTTCTGGCCCGGATATTTGACGGCAAGTCGTTCAGCCTCGTCGGTGGCCGATTGCTCGCTCTTATGAACCTTCGGCTTCTCCGACGGTTTGGGCTGCCCGTTTTCGATTAGTGCGACGATTGCGGGTTTGGACGCAGGCGCATTGTCATTGCTGGCTGGCTCGTCGATCCATTCGGCGATGAGGTCAGTTTCTGGGGCGTTACCAAAATACCGATGACCATCGTTGGCCCACATCTTGCCGCCTTCACCGCCCATGCTCCATCCGTCATGGTAGCGATATGCCGGCCCAACCTTCCGCCCATCGCGAGTACGATAGAACTTGCCGGTTTCGATGGTGAAGGCAGGCGCAAGCTCAAGGTTATCCCAACGCACATACCAGGTATGACCGCCCATACGCTCTGTTTCAAACTTCACAAAGCAATCGCGATCACGCTTATCCACTTTCTGGACGGTGCCAATCTCACCCTCGTGGGCCCATGGGAGATAATCCGAAAGCACCCGCACCCGATCACCCACTTTGAAGTCAGGCTTGCCGGTTGCGTCAGCAACGGGCAGGAGTTCGAATTCGTCAGTTGTCAGATAAAATCTGTCACCAACATCATCGGTCACCCATATATCGCCATCAAAGTCGATGTTCTTGACTTCGTAGGTCGCCCCCTCACGCACATCCAGTTGCGTAACCAAGCTCTTGACCTTGTCGCCAACCTTCACTGTTTGCTTGTCAGCCATCACGCTACTCCCCTCGTCTTGGTGTTTTTCGTAAGCTTCACCTTCTTGGTGAAATCGACCGGAATGACGTTGTCCTCTTCAGGCTTGTCAGCCTCGACACCGCCGTCATCCTCTTCAAAATCTGGCTCGACTTCGAAGCGCGAGACTTCAAGCTGCACAAGGCCCGTGCCGGGAATCATGAAGCGCACAGTCAGCCAGCGGTAATTGTCCCGCTCCTCGACGATGATGCCCTTCCACTTCCAAAGCCGGTGGACGACGATTTCGCCAGGCAAATCCCAGCATTCACCGCATTCGCATGTCATGCGGCACCTCTTTTTGGTGCGCGGTGGTAAGTGACAGGCGCGGTGGAAACATAACGGCCGTCAATGAGACGTGCGGCCTGTCGTGCCTCTGCTTTTTGCGCAGCCGTCCGGTAAGGCTTGCGGTTTGTCATGTCCCGCTCGCCAGTTCGTGTGTATTTCGTTTTCAAGATGGCCTCCTCGTCGGGAGGTTAGTCGTCGGCCCCGTCATCCTCGCGGTCGGCCTGCCTCAAAAGGCTAGTGGACTGTGCCTGTAAACGGCCCGTCCAGAATGGTTATGCGGGGCAGTGAGACATAAATGTCCATGCATCCCCCCGAATAACCGCCGTTAAAAGTTGTGCGCCGCACAACGGTCTTCTCAGTCGGGTTTGGCGGCGGTAACGTGGGCGTTCTTTCCGAAAGCAGCGACCATACGTGGCCTCTGGTAATGCCCATCAGTTCAGCGATCTTCCCGAATGACGCGCCTTGTTTACGATGCGCGGCGGCAGTTGCCTGCAGTTCCTGTCTTAATGAATGCTGCATGTCTCCTCGTGTGGTTGGTGACGGTTGACAAGTGCCGAGTCTAACGGCATCTGTCTGGTCGCGCGGGGTGGTACCTGCGAAGGAAATCGCGGCGTAGAAGCGGCTTCGGCCCTCCTCGTGTTAACCGCGACGTACGGGCAGGCTGGGGTAACGGGTGGTGCCGACCCATAACAGCCTGCTTTTAAAGCACGCCGAAAGCGCCAGCCGCGTTTCAGCGGCCAGCGTCCCTGATGAATTCTATGGCGGCACTTCAATGAGAGCCGGTTCGCTTCTGTCGGCAACTTTCGTCATTCGCTCTCTCCTCTATTTCAATTGCGCCTGAGCGCGGCTGCTATCTATTGAGTGCCGAAATCCTTGGGAGGATGTTTTCTAGCATCATGAGGTAGGCCCTCCTTCGAACTGTCCGGCGTCTTCTGCGTCGGTTGATGACGTATAGATATGACAGATTCGCATCTATGTCAACACGTGTTGACATATTCGCACGTTACATTTTCACAACAATATGCGAAAAGCCCATCATGGATAAGGATTTCGCCTTTCGCCTTAAGACTGCGCGCGTCGCGCGTGACATGAGCCAAGCCCAGCTTGCCGACCTTGTAGGTCGCGACAAGTCTGCAATAAGCTTACTCGAAAGCGGTAAGCGTGGAGCTAGCGTCGACTTCGTCGCTCGCCTGGCAAAAGCCTTGAATGTGCGCGAGGATTGGCTTGCCTTTGAAAAAGGCGACATGATTAGCCAAGAAGAGCGGGCAGAACTTGAACGCCCGAGCGATATATTCACGCCGAAACTAATTCCCGGCAACGAGCTGGTAGGCGATCAGCGCGACCTCCCCGTATATGCAGCGGCCAAGGGTGGTGACGGGCACGTAATTATTACGTTCGATCCAATCAGCTATATGAAGATGCCGGCCGTCCTGCAGGGTGTGAAGGGCGGATACGGCTTGCTACTGTCGGGAGAATCGATGGTCCCGGCCTATCGTCCCGGCGAAACGGCGCTCGTGAACCCCAATTTGCCGCCGATGCGCGACGAAGATGTGATCCTTTATCACACCAGCGAAATGGACGAGAACGAAGCAATCATTAAGCGTCTCGTTGGTTATAACGATCGCGAATGGATGCTTGAGCAGTACAATCCACACAAGGAATTCAAAGAGTTCCGCGCTGATTGGCCCGTATGCCATCGTGTTGTAGGGAAATACAACACGCGCTGACTAGCCGTTTGCCGCCTCCAAGACGGTCTCAGGCACGCGTCCGAACATTGCAATTACTTCCGCCTGATTATTCCAACGATAGACCGCAATGACTGCGGGCTTTATTGGCGCGAGTCTCTCGGCCAACCTCACAGCCTGATCTTCGTTTTCAACTTCGATCGGATTGTCAGGAATGATTCCCCACCGGCACTCGGTGAAGGATTGAACGACAAATAACGCAGCCATCCGCCTCTCCTCAGTACGAGACTAAGGATTCCACTTGCTGCGGAACATTTCAAGAACAATTTACAGTTAATAAACCATATCATTTTTCATGATGTGTTTTTGTCATCATCAGGCGTTGACATTTGTTGACTATTTCGCATATAACGATGACACCACAGCACGAAGACAGCCTCACCAACTTGATCTGCTGACCACCGACCAAAACACGAGGAGAAACTCATATGACCGCAACAGCACCGAGAAGAAGAAGCTCAAAGCCTCGCCTGAATGAAATCATCGGCGGCGGATTCTTTGTATTCCGCCGCGGCAAGAAGACTGGCCGCGTTGGCGTTTACACCACCATGCCATATGAACACGGCTCGTTTGAGCAGGCCTTGGCCGAGGCGACGCGCCTCGCTGCCCTGTGCCCCGGCGAGACGTTCGAAGTTTTCCAGACGAGCGGCGCCGTAGTCTGTTGCTCACCGGTTGAGCTGGCGGAGGCTGCTTAAAATGGAGCGGAACCCCACCACCGAACTTGAGGATGCGCCTCTGTCGCGCGGACAAAAGAATATCGTCGATGCGCTGGCTGCTATTTATCCGCGCCGCATTTACATCAACGACCTCGTCGACAACGTCTATGCGTTCGATCCGAACGGCGGCCCAGAAAACGCGCATAATACAGTGCGAGTGCAAATCAGCCACCTCCGCAAGCTCCTGCCCTCGTTTGGCTGGACCATCCCGATGAACCATCGGGGCGCGGGCAATCACGGGTTTTATCGACTGGAGCCCGTTGCCGCAAACGACAACCGACCGCTAGCGGAACAGCCGACACCAGACCGGAGGGCCGCAGCATGAACCGCGCACTCCTGGAAATGCTCGCCGACGACGAGTTCGAAACGGAAACCGACGCACCGAAGGCTGGCAACGTCGAGCCAATGCGCCGCCCTGACTACAAGGCTAGGAAACATGGCCGCCCGCAGCCGTGGCTGCGCTATGCGGCACGTGAAGCAGTCGAAATGACCGTCGTTGTGGCCTTCTGCGTTGCTGTGTGCGGCGTTGGGTTGGGACTTACGGCATGAGGCGCGAAAGATAGCGACGGGGCGCTTAAGCCCCCGAACCCCAGGAATAACGGCCTTTGCGCATCTGGCGCCACGGCTTTTTGCATCCACCAAACACGAGGAGACTTGCATGCACAGACATGTATCGACGACGCACGCCGTTATGGCGCCCATCCTGACCGCCGCAGAATTTCAACAGCAAGGCACGACCGCTGCGCAGGTCCTGTCAATCTCAAAGGCAGTACGCGCACTTGGTTATCACACAGAGGCCGAAACGCTGCGCGACACCGCTTTCGAACTGGCGCGCATTACCGGCGTTCGGTTCCGCTATGGCGCTCCGCGTCAGCGTCGTAATCCGGCCAACGACAATCGCCGTCGGGTGCGGAGGGCGGTGTGATGCGTGCCAAGCGAATGCGAACAACCCGGCAACAGCTAATAGAAGAGCCAGCTACATTAGCGGATCGGACAGCGAACGGAGCGGGAGCAGACACTGAACCCGCGCGTGAGATGGCGTTGGAGGAAGCGGCGCGCGCCGCAGAAGGCAACAGTCCGTTATTCGATCATCAGTCAGCACTTGCAGAATGCCGAGACTGCGAGAGCGGCTTCCATAACGGTCGAGTAGCCGCAGCCGCTGCCATCCGCGCCCTATCCTCCCCGGACCATGCCGACGCCGGTAAGGTCGAGGGGGATGGGAAGAAGTGGCCAATGCGTGAAATCGTTGCAAAGGCGATCGCATACCATTCTGTCGGTGACCCTCATGCGAAAACTATTCGCGGGGATCAGCGTTGGGAATGGTTCGTTGAAGAAGCCGACAAGTTCATATCCGTGTTTGGCTACTATATGCCTGCTCTCCCCTCTGCACCATCGGAGGGCGCGGAATGAGCCAGCAAATCAAACTGCTGGAAAACCCGGAAACATGGAAGGGGTCTTACGACCTTCATGCGTACTGCAAGTACGACAACCCGGAACACGATTGGCGTGAGTTCCCGCATATGAACATGCCGTGTGAGACGGGCGGCGAGGCACGAAACCAACTGCGCTCTTACGGCTGGATTTTTCACAAAGACGGAACAGCCACGTGCCCGAAGTGTGCGAAGGCGCTTTCCCACCCATCAGGAGGCGACCGCCATGGCGAGTGAACTGAAGCCGTGCATTTGCGGGAAGACGCCCCGTCTTGACATAAAGAAAGGGTTAGCGGGGATAACCAAAGTCCCATTCTACCGTGAGCAGATAATGTGCCGTTGTGGGGTGTCTTCGAAGATTTTTAAGGCTCCCAGAAAGGCTGTTGAAGCTTGGAACACCCGACACGGTACCCTCACCAATGAGGGGACCACCATCCCCACCCCCGTTGCTCCCGTATCGCCGGATGCTACCGGCAAGTGCGAGGAGTTGGTGACGGTGGGCTACGCGCCATCCGAATACGACATGGGTTTGGACTACCAACAACTGGGGATTAGTCGTCTTTACCCGAAATCTTGCGCTTCTGGAGCTGTTGCTGTCGTCACACGCTCGCAGGCTGAGGAGCTATTGGCTGCGAAGGACAAAACAATCGCGTTGGCTGAAACCACGATGATTGAAATGCATCAAGACTTAAACAAGCTCGAAGCCGACAACGCGGCGAAGGATGCACAGATTAAGGAGTTGGAGCAGATCAACGCCGTCCTGATGGGCGACGACGAGGACAAGCCGCGTTACACGACCAAGCGCCTTAAGCATGAAATTACCCGTGCAACCGAAGCCCTCGAAACCAAGCTCGCGGCTGCTGAACAGCAGTTACAGGGGATCGTAACGGCTTGGGAAAGCCTGCCTGGTGGAAGAAACTACTCAACAGGCGAGGTTCAAGACTGGATCCTTGGCCCAATGCAAAAGGCCATCAATCGAATACGCGCCGTTCTGGGAGGGAAGCCGTCATGAGGTGGATCGACCGCTTTATCAAAGAATGGGTATCGACGGCCATTGATAAAACTCTGGAGAAGGAGTTGCCGCGCCAAATCGATAAAACGCTGCGGAAGTCATTCGCAGCTAATCCCAATCGTCAACTTAATTCGACCGGCTTTAAGTGGGCCTTGGTTCTGGCTTTCGAGGATGCATGGCCAGACTTGGACAGGGCATCGGCCATATCGTGCGCCGAGGATTGCCTAGAGGTTCCTGTCGGGACACCGGGCTACGATTGGTCTGCAGCCGCAGCCAAGGAACTTGTTCAGGATTATGTCCAGACCTACGGAGAAGCCGCATGACCCACCTCATTACCCGTCTCTCCAAGCTAGACGCGCCTGACAGGGAGTTTGAGCGTGTTGCCGTAGACTATTTTACCAATGAAGTTGGTCACGGTTACAGCCAGCGAATTGACGGCATCGAATGCTTTTCGCCGCTCCCCAAGTATTGGTTTTGGCGATTTCGTCTAAATCGACTTGTCAGGAAAGGCGTTTTGCAAAGGCGCTACTTCGGAAGCTTCTGGCCGTCATGCGCTAGGCTTCCGAGTTATGGCATCGCCCTCTTGCGCGCAAAGGAGGCCAGCAAGCTATGAGCCTCGAATACATCAAAGATTATTACCGTGTTCCGGCTCGTGTCGGCGGTCGCGTCAAATACACAGGCGGCAAGCGGCCTCAGTATGGAACGATTGAAGGCGCTCGCAATCAGTATCTGCTTATTCGCCTTGATGGAGAGACCCACGAGCCATTTCCATACCATCCGACATGGGAAATCACTTATCTGGAGGCCAACCATGCCGAGTAAGGAACACCTAGCGCTTGTCGAGAAGGTAGCAAAGGCCATCAACGGTCCTTTCCACCATGTGCCGGAAGGATCGCTATTCACGTTGGATCAGCTTCGCGATGTTTGTTGGCAACAGATCAATGGCGCGGAACGCAATCTGTGCTTGGCCAGTGCCCAAGCCGCCATCTCCACCATCCGCGACGCTCTACAGGAGCCGACAGAGGCAATGCTTAGTGCTGCTGAAAAAGAGGACCGCGAAACCTATTGCGTCACCTACAGCGATTATTGGCGCGCCATGCTCGCGGCTTCCGCACTTGGGGAGCAGAGCGAATGAAGCTGACACGCGAAGAACGTTACGCGCTGAATGACATCGCGAGAGCGCCAGAAGGAATTTCATTCTGCCCGGAAGAGGTTCAACAGCTTCAAACCAAGGGATTGGTCGAGGTTATTGAATGCGCAGACGGTAACTATGCGATCATCACGGCTGAGGGTCGCCAAGCCCTGAAAGGCGGTGAGTGAGATGAAACAGCCTGATTATGAAGGTTTTGCCCTCGCTATGTGCCAGATCGCTTTTGAAGGAAGCGATGCAGATGGCGGCACAATTCAGGAACTTGGCCTTGAATATGGTGTCTTGCATACCGAGAAGTTCAACCCCACGCGGCATAAGAACGTAGCCAATGCCGAATATTTCGAACCCGGCGACCTTGTTTACTGCTTCGTCGGTTCTGGCCGCGCCGTACTGCGGGAAAGGGAGTGAGGATGTCAGCATACACCTACGCGGACACTGAGCGGTGGCTAGACGCCATTGCCGGTGTCATTGCGTACTTCCCTGAAACTGAACAGAATCTCCTGCCACTTTATGAACGTGTTGAAGGCATGCAACGCAACATCGCTGCGAACGATAATATCCGCGACCGCATTAAATCACGGCTGAATCGAACGGCAGCGTGAACTTTTCCATTTGCTCTTTTCGCCATTCCAAAGAACCGCCAGTGCCGTATCGTGGGCGGTCAACTGTATGGCCCATCAGCATTCGGCGCAGCTCATCGTCCAGACCAGCCTCTTTCATACGATCTTCGAATGAGTGGCGAAGCGAATACACGGTATAGCCGGCACCCTTCGGAAAAAGCTCGTTGTCCTTGAAATACTTATTCAGCGTCGCCGACAGCGTGTCTTCCTTGTTTTTATAACGAGGGAAGCCATTCCGATGTTTCTTAAAAACCTCATGCGCTATGCCGACCAACGGCAGCTTGCGAACAGACGAAGCGGTTTTAATCTCACGCGGATCTGCAGCGTCTTTTCGTGGCGCAATCAGGATATGCGGTACCTTGTCGGCAAGAAATATGTGCTCGGCCGTAATGTTGCAAAGTTCACTTGGTCGACAGCCTGTTTCAATCATCGCCAGCACGATCCCGCGAGCTTCATCGTTCATGCTTACGAGCGGGCCGTAGGTTAGGAATTTCTCTTGGATGATATCCGTCGGGATCGGTGGCCGAGACTTTTCAACTTTCTCTGCAAAACTCAGATCGCGAAAAGGGTTTGGCCGGTCCCTATCGCCCATGTGCTTGAAATACTCAGCAAAGAGAACACGCATCCCGCCCATCATGCGGTTGCCCATGCTGGCGGATATCGGCTGCTTCCCTTTGGCTGGCTTCGTTATCATTTGTAGCCAAACCTTGTAGAATTTCTGCGCGTCCTCGCGGGTTATGTCAGCGATTGCTTTATCCGAGACAATCTTCACAAAATGATCGATCGCCCGCTGCTTATGCGCACGCCAACGCTTTTTCTGAATTTCGCTCTTACCCGTCAATTCGTCGGGAGTGATCTCTTCAAAATAGATTTTCAGGGCTTGCGTCACAGACACTGACGGGATACTTGCCGCACCCACTGCGGCCGCATCTTCTTCCGGATTGCCAGTTACGAGGTTTAATCGGGCCGCTAGCGCCTCATCTGTAAGCGAAAGCAGCCTATCGGCTGGCACATATGCAATTCCGATGGCTTCTGCTCGCTTGATGGCGGCATCATAGAGGGCCCGAGCTTTATCGCCGTCAGCCCCAGCCTTTAGCATCACCCACAAAGCGTCATCAGCCGACTCATACTCATCGCGCTTTGTCATCGCCCGAGCGAGATCGCTTGTTTTCAGGCTTATGCGGACGATGGGAGCGCGACTATCCTTGTCTACTAGAGACTTGGGAACACGGCGAACATACTGATAAACGCCGTCGCGATCTTTCAAATAACGATGAGGGTCTGATTTAATGCGATATCCAGCCAT